GCTATTTCGCCACCGCTGGCGAGAAGAGAAAGTTCTTTAACAACGTCCGCCACTTCGGGCAGACCCGCAACATCGGTCTGGCCGGCATGGCCCTTATCCCGGCATTGCTGCCCGTGGCTTTAATCGCCATCGTGGCATTTGCCGTCGCCGTGTTCTTCACCGGAACGCATGAAACACAAACCGTGGTCTCCGCTGGCTTCCAGCTCAAGCACCACATGCTCCAGCATCTGGGCGGACCTGTTGGCATGGCCGCTGCCACGCGCATGAGCATTGAGCTGAAGGATGATCACCTGAAGCTCACCAACGATTACCGTGTCATTCTCAATAAAGTAAGGGAAGAGAAGCGGGATCTTACCGCTGACGAGACCACAACTCTTGCCAGGATGGATAATGACTTCGAAAAACTTGAAGCCAAAATCGCCATGCACACCAAGCAGGAAGAGCGTGAAGCTGCTGCCGCACAAGGCTCCGCTGCCGATTCAGCCGGACGCCGCGCTGCAACCCAGCCCTCAGCCAATGGCAAAGTAACCGGCATTCGTGCCAGTGAGGAATACAACACGGCATTTAAGGGCTTCCTGAAGAACGGTGGATCTGCCGTCGCTTCAGCAACTCCTCAAATCCAGGCTGCGCTGCAGGCGGATAGCGATACTGCCGGCGGCTATGTCATGGCCTCTGAGCAATTCTCGGCCGAACTGATCCAGAAGATCGATGACCAGGTATTCATCCGGCAGCTTGCAACCAAAGAGACAGTGGCAAACGCTCAATCTCTGGGCATCGCGTCTCTCGATAGCGATCCGGCGGATCCCGACTGGACTTCTGAAGTTGCCACTGGCAGCGAGGACAGCGCCATGGCATTCGGCAAGCGCGAGCTCTTTCCGCATCCCCTGGCCAAGCGCATCAAGGTTTCCAACAAACTTCTGCGCATGTCTCCCAAGGTTGAGTCCAAGGTCATGGAGCGTTTGGCATACAAATTCTCCATTGCTCAGGAAAAGGCGTTTCTGCTGGGCAACGGTGCTGAACAGCCGCTGGGCGTTTTCGTTCCGTCGGCTAACGGCATCAGCACCGGCCGCGATGTTCTAACCGGCGCAACCACTGGCTTCACCTCGGCGGATGCATTGTTTGACGCTCTGTACACATTGAAAGCCGCGTACCAGGCAAAAGCAGTGTGGTTGTACCATCGCGATCTGATTCGTCAGATCCGCAAACTGAAAGATGCGCAGAACCGCTATCTCTGGGAGCCAGCCATCACGGCAGGCCAGCCGGACCTGATCCTAGGCCGTCCTTTCTATATGTCTGAATACGCGCCCAACACGCTTACCACCGGGCAGTATGTCGGCATCGTGGGAGACTTCAGCCGTTATCAGATTGCTGACGCTCTCTCCATGCAGGTGCAGCGTTTGGTTGAACTCTATGCTGAGAACAATCAGACTGGCTTCATCGGCCGCCTGGAGAGTGATGGCATGCCGGTCCTGGAAGAGGCATTTGTCCGCCTGAAAACCAGCTAGACCCTCCAACGCGTTTCAGGCAAATCACGCACCAACGGGCGTCCTTTTTGTGGCGCCCGTGTGATTTTATCCTCAATCAACATCGTGCGCAGCGCGCACAGAATAGCGAGTAATTAAATGTTTCAAAATCTAGACAAAGCTACCAAGGTCACGCGCGTCATGACGTCGCAGGCCGTTGGTACGGGCAGCGTGAACGGCTCAATTCTCGATATGCAAGGCTTCGAAGGGGTTGAGTTTGTCGCTTGCGCCGGCACCATCACGGATGGTCTCTTCTCCATCAAACTGCAGGATGGCAATGATCCTGCGCTGGCTGATGCGGCGGATGTTGCTGGAACTCTTGTTACAGCCCAGAACGCCGATGACAATAAGGCCCTCGTCCTGGACGTCGTTCGTCCTGTGAAGCGTTATTGCCGGGTTGTGGCGGTCCGCGGCGGAGCAACTGGCGCCGTGATCGATGGCATCACCGCCATCCAGTATGGCGCTCGCGTGAAACCAGTCGCCAATGACGCCACCACCGTGGCCAACACTGAAACCTGGGTGAGCCCAGCGGATGGTACCGCTTAAATTCTCCCTGCCGCTCAATTAATGCCGGACAGCCCTTAAAAGCTGTCCGGCTTTTTTATCTCCTGAACAACAATGCGCTATAGACTCACGCTCACAACTCAGCCGGCTTCAGAGCCAGTTACCTTGGATGAAGCCAAGGCGCAGCTCCGTATAACCACGGATGATGAAGACGCTCTGATCGCCGGATACATCCAGACCGCGCGTGAGCAGGCGGAAATGTTTACCAGCCGCGCATTCCTGCCGCAAACTTTCACCATGTATCTCGATGGCTTTCCCTCGCTGCATCGCGGTTTCAGGGCAGGCCACGGAATATCGCTGAGAGGCTCGGTCGATCCTTTGCTGGGAATGTTGCTGTCGTCGGCCGGAGAGATTCAGATTCCGCGCGGTCCAATCATCAGCGTGGATTCCATCAGCTACATCGATACCACCGGCACACAGCAATTTCTCAACAGCAGTCAATACCAGGTGGATCCACAAAGTGACGACGATCTCGTCCGGATCATGCCTGCCTATGGAAGCGTCTGGCCGGCCACAAGGTATGTGCCCAACGCGGTGGTGATTCAATTTCACGCAGGATATGTTGACGTTGATCATCTTCCTCAAAGTGTCAAACTCGCAATGAAGCAAACCATTGGCGACTGGTACCAGAATCGTGAGGCCATCGTGGTTGATTCGCGCGTCGCCGTGCAGCAGCTGCCCAACGCAGCCAAAATGCTCCTCTGGAATTACAGGCTCTTCTAAATGCAAGCCGGAAATCTGCGCACCAAAATCACCATCCTCCAGGCTTCCGCCAGGAGAGATGGAAAAGGGGAGTTTTTAGCTCCTAGTGAAATCGCTGTCTGCTGGGCTGAGATCGCGCCGATCTCAAACATGTATGCCGACAAACAGCAGCAGACGGTCACGGAAGCCACGTGGAAGATCGTCATTCGTTACATCGATGGAATCACCAGCGGCATGATCGTCCAGGAAAACGGCAAGACTTACAACATTGAGGCCGTGGTGGATCCCGATCGCAAACGCCAAATGCTGTACCTCATGTGCTATCTCCGCAATGACGGCCGCACCGAATAATTTCACAAAAACGCTTTTTGCCCCAACAAGGGGATAAGGAAAAACCATGTCTCAAACTGTTCTTACGCCTCAGGTTCTCAAAGAGAACAATTACGCCGTTCAGGCCGGCGATTTAACTATTAACTTCGTTGCATCCGATGTAGCCAACGGAAACGCGTTTCCTCATACTGGCCGCGAAATTCTCGTAGTCAATAACACTGATGCAGCTGCGCACAACTTTGGCGTGTCTTCAGTGGCGGATGCTGTGGGCCGCACCGATAGCAGCCTCACCGCTTACTCCGCTCCTGCGAACACGGTTTCAATCATCTTCCTGGATACGATTCCGGGATGGCGTCAGACCGGCCAGATCTTGCTGACCTCGGCCAGCGTATTGTTGAAATTCGCGATCATGCGTCTCCCTGGCTAAACCGTCAACCCCATGCCTGACGTCACTATCAAGATCTCCGGGCTCGACGAGCTGGAGCAGCGGCTAACCGATCTGGCGCCCAAGATGGCCAAGAAGGTTATCCGCAAAGCCGGCAAGGCTGGTGGAGAAATCATCCGCTCTGCCATCGCAGCCCGGGCTCCGCGTCTTACTGGGAACCTTGATCAGCACATTGTGATGACCACCAGGGCGGACGGAAGCAAGGGAACTCTTGTCGTCGTCATCGGCCCGCAAAAGCTTGCCGGGTACTTCAAAGGCGCAACTCGAGAAGGAAAGAACGTCACCTTTAAAGGTGAAATCCACTATGCGGATGTGGCCGCGCGCATGGCAGAGTTTGGCAGCAAGCATCAGCCTCCGCGCCCGTTCATGGGGCCGGCATTCGATTCTTCCGCCGACCAGGCACTGGGCGCTTTCGTCAATTCGCTGAGTGATTCGCTCAGCGATTTAGCGGAGTAGCCGGCGAGCCCGGCCACCCGGCGAGTTGGCCAGCAACAAGCGCAGAAGTAATCCAGCCACGTAAATCACGCTTCAGCGGTTTTTCAAAACAAAAGATGTCTCTAGAATCTGATCTCTATAACCTGCTCTCCACGGATGCCTCCATCTCGGGCGTGCTCAATGCGCGGCCGTTCATTTACAACGGAGCCATTCCCAAAGGGCAGCCGGATTCCGGCGCCATCGTGCTCAACGTCTATCGCACGGATCGGCTCACCGGAGCGGATGGCCCCAACAGATTCACCGTCAAGGAAATGCAGTTTGATTGCTATCACGCGCAGTACTCGCAGAGCGTGGCCATTGCGTATGCGTTGATTGCGCTGATAGGCAATCTCTCCGGATCGCTGGCCACCACTGAGATACAGGGGACCATTCCCACGCGCGAGATGGATTTTGGCCGCGAGTCCGGAGACAGCGGTTACGTCTTCCGGCGCATGGTGGCTTTTGAAATTCAGTATGTCGATTTAGAGGATGGAGACACGGCCAACACTTATACCCCGGTCTCTATTCCCGCGCCTGGCGGAAATGCAACTCTCCTGGAAGGTGTACTCATATCCAACACGCCTCCAGCAGACGGCCAGGCGCTCATCTATAACGCTGCCGCAAATGAGTGGCAGCCAGCTGCGGTGAGCGGCGGCGGATCGGGCAGCGCCATCAACTTTGCGGATAGCGAAGTTCCTTCCGGCGCCATCGATGGAGCTAATGCCGTCTTCACGTTTTTGCATACGCCGGTTGATGGCAGCCTGCAGTGCTTTAAAAACCTTGGCATCACCATTGAAGGCATCGCGTACACGCGCGCTGCCAATGTCATTACGTTCAACGCCGGCTACATACCGCAGCCAGGCGATAGTGTGATCGGCTTCTACCGCTACTAATCAAATGAAATTCTTAAAACTGATTTTTGCTGTCATTCTGGCCAGCTCGCTGTGCTATGCGCAAAAGCTCGACCTGGCCAATGACACAAAGGGCAATCTCCCGCTTGCCAGGTTCACGCCCGGAGCGGCAGGGCAGTGCCTTGAGACGAACATCTCTGGCGCCACCGTTTGGACGCCGTGCCCGGCCGGGACCGTCACCACCTTCAGTGCTGGGAATCTATCTCCGCTCTTCACCACAACCGTTTCGAATGCCGGCAGCACGCCCTCGATCTCATTCACGCTGAGCAGCTCAGCGGCACACAAGTTTTATGGGAACAATACTGGCACAACCGGCACGCCTGGCTTCGTCTCCATCACCACTGCGGACCTGCCCGGCCTTTTTGCGCAGACCATCGCCAACGTCGCGCACCAGTGGCTCAACAGTTATGACGCCACCACTGGCCTCTTCACGCAGTCGCAGCTGGCTTATACGGATCTCAGTGGATTGCCCACGCTTGCCGTAACAAAGAACTCGGTCGCGCACCAGTTCCTGAATTCTTACACGTCCGCCACTGGATTATTTACCTCGGCGCAGCCCGATTATTCCGACTTAACGGGCACGCCAGTCCTTCCGGGCAATACCACCGGCATCGCACATCAGTTCTTCACGGCCTACAATTCTTCGACCGGCGTATTTACCAAAGCGCAACCGGCAACGTCCGACCTGAGCGATTTTCCTTCGCAAACCGGAAACTCCGGACTCTTCCTCACCACCAACGGAACTACGCTCAGCTGGGGCGCAGCCGCAGGCGGAGGTGGCGGCACAGTTTCAAGCTTTAGCGCTGGCGCACTCAGTCCGCTTTTCACAACTTCTGTTGCCACTTCCACCACAACGCCCGCGCTTTCCTTCACGCTCTCAACCGCGGCCGCTCATACTTTCTTCGGCAACAATACGGCATCATCGGCTGCACCAGGCTTCGAAGCGATCGGCAATGGTGATCTTCCAGGCGCAGGCGCGCTCACGGTAAATACCACGTCGCCATTGGGCGGCGGCGGGTCGGTTTCTCTCGGCAATACGCTCACCTTGACCTGTAGCACATGCCTTACCAGCGTTACCGCGCACAATCTGTTGAGCGCAACGCACGGTGATACAACGCCAGCCAGCGCTGTACGCGGAGACGGCTTATTTGCCATAGGCGCAACTCCAACCTGGCAGAGACTAGCGCATCCCACGGCAACGGGCGGATATTTCAAATGGTCCGGAACGGATATCGTCGCCAGCACCGGAGCGGCCTCCGGTACCGGATCGCCCACCGGTTGCACAAATCAGTTTGTTAGCGCCTTCACATTGAACGCCGACGCTGTGCCCACGTCTACCTGCAGCACCGTTACATATAGCCAGGTCAGTGGAACTCCAACGCTTGCGGCGAATACCACGTCCACCGCGCATCAGTTCTTCAACGCTTATAACTCCGCAACCGGAGCATTCGGAAAAGCGCAGCCTGATTACTCCGATCTCACAGGCACGCCCACGCTCGCGGTATCAAAGACCTGCACGGGCACAGACAAGGTATCCGCTTACGATTCGGGCACCGGACTGTTTACGTGCTCCGTGGATCAGACCGGAGCCGGCGGCGGTGGGTCCACTGAAGTCCAGGTGGATGGCGTTGACACCACTTCACAGGCGCCCATCAACCTCCAGGATTCCAGCACAGTCACTTTCAGCAATCCTTCGGCCGGCAACGTCCAGGCCCAGGTAGTCAATCCGGTTGCCACCGCATCGGCGCTTGCCGCAAATCCCAGCGATTGCTCAGCAGGTCAATTCGCCGCGGGCATTGACGCCACTGGCGCGGCGCAAGGCTGCGCTCCAGCTTCAGACGGCTGGGTCTATCTGGGTTCCACCGTTCTCGCTTCAAACGCTTCCACCACGTCAACGGTAACTCTCAGCTCGACGATGGACGTGCTGTTCATCATCGTGCGCGTCACGGGATACACCGGAACCGATATTGCCTCGATGCGCTTCAACGGCGATACCGGCCAGAACTATTGGGACCGTCATCTTCAGGTGGCCGCGGGCGGCACAACCCTGAGCGATGTTGAATGCGGCTCAAGCACCACCGGCTGCGGCACGGCAACCAACCGCGTGCTCATGCGCCTTGGGCCAAACTCTGTCACCACGGCGCGCACTGTGTTCGTAACCTGCGGTAACCGTGCGGCAACCAGCAAGGTTTGCGATATCCGCTCCCAGGTTGGCACCGGCACCGCAGCCACGGCGGGCGCAATGACATGGGGCGGCGGTGAATGGGTGAATACCTCAGCGCAGATTTCATCCATCGTGTTGGTCACCAAAGGCGGCAACAGCATGCTCACCGGCACCGGCTTCGTGGTTTTCGGCAGGAATTTCTAAACACCCATTCGTCTCTACACCCATTTCTGATTTTCATCTTTTCTCAATTTAGGAGTCACTCACCATGGCAGGCAATGTCAAGGCAACATCTTTCACTTTACTCGGAGGCCAGTTCCAGATTGGAGACGGCGCAACTCCGGAAAACTTCACCACCATTTCCCAGGTCCAGTCATGCGACTTCAGCGGCAGCAAGGTAGCCACTGACGATGTGACCTCGGCCGATAACACTGACGGCATCATCCGCAAAACCGACCGCCTCATGGATGAAGGCCAGTGCTCCGGAGAAATCATCTGGAATCCCACGGATGCCAGCCATCAGCAGCTTTCCGCGGCCTATCGCGCGCGCGGCACGCACAATTTCAAGCGCATCAACCCGGGAGGCTTCGGCACCCGCGCCTTAACCGGCATCATTACGTCGCTCGATGTCAAGCAGACGCTCACCAAAGCTTCCATGGCGTCTTTCAAAATCGACATCAGCGATCCCATCACCCAGACCGTCGCCGGCGCCTAGCTCGCTCTGATCATGGACGGCCGTTATCTCCCAGACGCCAGTTACAACGGCATACGTGTAGGAGATCTCGGCCCCATTGATATTGAGTTTCTGCGCGTATTTCACATTCGCTGGCCTGAACTGGAAGCCATGATCACAGGACAATATGGAACAGAAAAGCAATAAAACAACTTTTGAATCTCCCGCGCTCAGCACCTGCTCCCTGCAGGTGCGGAATGAAGAGGGAGCTTTTGCCGCATACACGCTGGTCATGGACTTTAACGCCATCGCCAGGGCGCATGAACAACTCGGGCTCGATCTCAGCGTGGCGCGAAACTGGCAGGGCCTTACCGGCCCGCAAATTACCATTGTGTGCTGGTGCGCCTTTGACCGCTTCCATCCCGAGATCGATCTCAGGGCGGTGCGCCAGATGCTTTCTCCCGCGCAATCCGCGCAGGTCTTCAACATGCTCCTGGAACTGTCATTCCCCGGCATCCTGGAGCGGATCGCGGCCAGCGTTAAAGATGCAAAGGCGGTGGAAGAGAAGGCAGCGGACCCTATGCCCGCCGGGAGTCTTTAGAAGACTATCCGGCTGCCTGGGAGCAGTTCTGGGCCGTTGCGCGCTATGACTTCGGTCTGAGCGAATGCGAGTTCGGGGTGCTTACCCTGCACCAGTTCGGCCTTTTGTGGGACCGGCGTTACGTGGCTTTCAAGCGTCAATGCTACCTGCAGGGGATCGTTGCGGCGTCTGTATATAACGCGCGCCGCACTGACTGGAAGCAGGATGTGCTCAGCCCGTTTGATTTCGTCCCGCGTCCACCGGACCAGTGCATGCATGACGAGCATGTCATGACGCTGCGCGCGGAATTGTGCGCGCTCACTCCGGAGCAGATTCCCCAGGCCCGGCAAAAATGGTTTGAAACGCTTACGGCAAACAACGTTCCCAACGCCGAACGGATTCTGCTGGAAGTCTTTGAAGGCTTCGGCGGCTAGCTGCCTGCGCTGGCTGCTTGTTTCTTGGCCAGCCGCGCTTCTGTCCTATAGCTCATGGTGATCACGTCGATCCGCATCAGGCAGCCTGTAGTATTGCCATCATGCCATAGTTCTCCAACGCTTGCTGCATAGGTCCAGCCGATGCTCATTTGATTCAGCATCGAGGCTGACCTTTCGCTGGGAACGTAACCGATACACTCTCCGTTTTCACGGCATACTTTGATGGCGAATGGGCTAACCGGATTGTCAGGCTCTGGAACTAGAAGAAGCATCTCCTTTAGCTTGCATCGCCTCAATATCTCCTGGCGGAGGCTGCCATCGCTGTTGCGGAACTTGATGCCGTGGATTTGCAGAAAGAATGTGCGTTTGGGAGTGACAGGCGCGGCATGAGCAGAGCTAGCAGGTTTGGGCTGTTCCTCATCCCAGACAATGGGCTTTGCATATTCCAGATGGCTTGTGGACCTAATCTCTGATGATGGCCGGTTATCGCTTCTATAAAAAATGAACGAAACGATGCCCATCCCCACAAGAAACAGCAATGCGCAAATCGAGAATAGATCCATGTCCGACCTTCAGTTTTGCTCAGCAAGTTGTTTGCCGATGTCGTCACACAGATGACTCCCGGGTGCAACTTTAAGGCAATCGTGAAATGCCTGCTCCAGGCGTTCATGCTCTTGCCGTTTCTGCTCGGCGTGATATTCAACAGCTACGAACGTTAGAACACAGAGAATAGCCAGTAGGGTCAGTAGCATTAAGATTTTCATTATTTTGTCCGCAATTTGTTGTAAGGGGGTGTCAGAGAATACCCCTAGTTTCTCCGTCAGGTCAACGCCAAATTCTGGCACTTACCTAAGTAGCTGAAAACAAAAACATGGCAGTCAAAGTAGGAACACTCCAGGTCGATCTCATCGCCGGCACAGCCTCGTTTACCGGCCCGCTGGATAAAGCCGGGCAGCAGGCCAAGAAGTCCGCCCAGGACATCCAGGATGGATTCAACAAGGTTGATCTCACTGAGGCGCGTGGCACCATCGCTCTCCTGGGTGAGGACATCGGCATCCATCTTCCGCGTCATGTGCAGGCCTTCGTGGCCGAGTTACCCGGTGTGGGCGCCGCGCTGGACGCCGCATTTCCCTTATTTGCCGTTCTTGCATTGGGTGTGGCGTTAGCCGAGGGCGTTGAAAAGTTTTCTAAATTCCGTGAGGAAGCGGAAAAAACAGCCACCGATCTGACCAATCTGGGAACTTCCGTCAATAAGACTTTCAACTCTCTGGACGATAAGCTTCTGCAGGCAGGCATTAAGTCCGATGAGTTACGCGAGGACCATCTGGCAGCCCTCAAAAAGCAGCTGGAACTGATTGACCGTCAGAGCATGGGCGAGTTGGCAAGCACCTTTGACACGCTCGCCAAGGCAGCGGATGTTACATTCGCGGACCTGAAATCTCACTGGTACACATTTGGCAACGGCTCTGATGGGGCCAAGCACGCCCTGGCTGAATTTACGACTCAATACGATGCGCTGCTGGCCAAAGGCGATCAGAAAGGTGCGTCCGATCTCCTGGCTGGCACGCTGCAAAGCGCACAAAAGGTTTTGCAGGCGCAGAATGAGATTAGAGCTGGCAACGAAGGCAATATCCGCATTGGGCAGGCTGACGTCTTGATGAATATTCATCACTTGGATGAAGCAAAGAAGGCCCTTCAGGACGCCAATGTGGGCACGTCTAACGATAATGTCAAGGCCCAGGAGACATTGCTGGACGTGCTGAATGCCCAGCTGGAAGTAGAGACCAAAAAAGCAGCACTAAAAAAATCCCAAACGGGGAACATCACCACTGAAGCCAGCAATCAGCGTATTCAGCAAATCGAAAAAGAGCACCAGGCGGTTCAGCAAGGCCTAAGCCAGCAGACATCCGCCACCATCTCGTACTATCAACTCCAGAAGCAGGAAGGCCAGATGAACGCGGAGGCGCTCACGGCGCTCACCGACCAGGCGCTCAACAAAGAGTACCAGTCGCAGCGCAATTATCTTGAGCGGCTTAAAATTCTGGATGCCCGCCGTCCGGAGGAGCTCAAGAACGTCCAGGCGCAGATTGAGGCGCTGGACGCCGAGCACAAAGCCAAGCTGCTGCAAAATGCCACCAAGCTGGTCCAGGAAGAAAATAAGCATCTGCAGGAGCAGACCCAGCAGATCATAGACGGCGCGCAGAAACAGAATGACGCGCAGATAAAAGCCAATAATGCCGTACTGGATTTCGCCAAAAAATATGACGACGCGGCCCTTAAGATTTTCGCCCTCAACACGGATATCGCTAATCAGGATGCCATCCAGTCGCAACGCATGGCGATTGCCACCGGACATCTCACGGAGCAGCAGGCCGTTCAGCAGACTCTGGCAACGCTTGAAACCAATCGGGCCGCCGAAATACAGAAAGCAATTGCCGGTTTGAACCAGCAGTTTGATGTAATGCAGCGTCTTAAAGAACTCACCCTTGGCGGAACTACCGGCACGGACGATCAGAAGCTGCAATATCAAAGGGCCGTGGAAGCCTGGCAGGCGATGGAAGCCCAAAAGCTTGAGATCACCAAAAAGTTTGACGCGCAGATCGACGCTGAACGCCTGAAGCAGGCCAACAATGAGCGCTCGCAATGGAACAAGATGTTCCTGGACTTCAGCCAGCTCCAGACACATATGAGCCAGGAGGCGCGGCAAGTGCTGGGCCAGATGAATTCCGATATCGCGTCGTTTGTTGTTACCGGCAAAGGCAACTTTCTCCAGCTCGCCACCAGCGCGCTTGAAAGTTTTGTGCAGATGGGATTGCAATATCTCGAATCTAAAACCGTCATGATCGCCGCCAATCATCTCTTTGGCAGCGATCAGGATGAGCAAACGGCCAAGACGATTGCTTCCAACGCGCTGGCTGCAACTTCGGCTGCCGCTCTTTCCGCCGCCAATACTCTGGCTTTTACTTCGGGAATATTTCTTCCGCCGGCGCCGGAGGCCTTCGCTGCCACTGCCTATGCCGCGGGCTTGTCTTATGCCGGCCTGGCTTCGGCTGAAGGCGGCGCGGTCCTGCCGAACCGGGAAATGCTGGTGAACACTCACCCGGAGGAAATGATTCTTCCGCGTCCCATTTCAAACTTTATTGTGAATGCAGCAGGAAGGGCATCCAGTGGAGGAGGAAACACCAGCCACTTTGTTTTTGCGCCAACCGTCTCCGCCGTCAATGCCGATGGCGTTGACCAGATGCTCACCAAACACGCGGATGTTTTCCATCGTCACGTCAAAAAGCATCTGCGCCGGATGCACATCAACAGCTAAATGTCTCAAGCAATTTTCCCCACCCTCGCGTTGCCCAAAGGCAGCCGCGGATGGCCTATCGACAAATACCCCACATTCAGCACGATTGTTGAAACGCCGGCGGCGCTGCGTGGGGAAACCGCCATCTCTAAAACGCCTTACCCCATCTGGCAATTCACCATGACGTTCCCCAAACTGGATAGCAACTTCAACGATCCCACCGGATACCTTAATCAAGTTGCGGGATTCTTTATGCAGATGCGTGGCCAGGCCCGGAGCTGGCTCTATGACGATCCGGCCGACAACACAATTCCATCCACCGCGCCCGCTTCTTTTGGCCTGGGAGATGGGTCCACCAAAGCCTTTCAGCTCACCCGGCCGATCGCTGGAGGCATTGACATCATCCAGAACCTGAATGGCGCGCCTAAGATTTTCATTGCCGGCGTGCAGAAGACTACCGGAGCGGATTACAGCATTGACTCGCTGGGCGTGATCACCTTCACCACAGCGCCCGCGTTGAATGCCGTGCTCGCCTGGTCGGGCAAATATTATTTCCGCTGCAGGTTTCTGAAAGACGCGCTCGATCAGCTTTCAAATGTGATGACGAATTACTGGACGATTCAGCAGTTGGATTGGAAGAGCGTCATCGTTTAGAGAACTCTATAACGTTTCGTTCCATGCGCGTTGGCTCGATGATCATCCCGTCGCCGGTAAGAAGATGATGGTAGCCATCTTCCATAAAAGGGAAGTACTCGGTGTTGGAATCTAGACACGAATACTCGTCGCGGCACTCTATGATTCCCTTTCTATAAGTGATGGACACAGTGTTGTTGCTTTGGCTAACGGTTTCTATAAGACATGCCTTATCGCCGCGATGCGATTGGCATAACCCGATCGGCTTATTACTCTCGGGCATGTGAAGCCGTCCGCCTGGCTGTGTATCGAGCTGGGCATGGGAGCTGGTAAATAGCGAACTGAATCTGGCAAACAGCCCTGCAGCAAAAGCGAAGTTTAAAAAACCTCTCCTGTTCATCCCTGCATTCTAGCCGACAAAAAATGAAATCGACAATCAAAGACAATCCCCAGCTCCTGGACTTCCTGCTGACGCATGACGAGTACCAGCGCGCGGACCTCTTTCTCATCCTGCTCAGCAATGGCCAGTTCATTGCCGCCACGGATTTCCAGCTGGACATCCTGAATGCAGGCGCGCCTCCAACCAACTATTTCTCGCAGAAGTATGGCAACTGGTCGCGCGGGCCAATCACCAGCGAGGCCAGTTTTAGCTGCAACGCCAACACCATGGACCTTGCGGTGACCATTCCTCCCGATCCGGTTACTGACCAGACCGGCAACGTCTTTTTCCCCGGCACCAACGCGCCGCTGTTTCAATCTGTCCGAGGCGGCCTGTTTGATGGAGCGCAAGTCTGGATCTTCACGGCCTACGCCGCCATGGAAGATCAGGTCAACAATCCCCGGCCGAACGGCATGGATACGTCCCTGGGACTGGAAACAAAGTTTATGGGCGAGATCACCAGCATTAAAGAGCTCTCGCGCAGCAAATGCGTCTTTGAAGTCGCCGACATGCTCTACCGGCTGAATCTCAACTCGCCGCCCAATCTCATC